GACACCCACGCACCTGTCCATTCTTTTACCATTTCTCTATATGGAAAAGCTGCGCCTGATCTATCAGAGATCGCTAATGCTCTACTACCTTTTGCAAATCTAGCCATTATATATTTGGATAGTATGTCTTCGGAGTAATGAATGTGCTAGCTGCAGAACCATCTTCAGATAATGCTCTAGCAAGTTCATCCTCGTACAACAACTTCATCTCCTGTGTTCTTTGTGGTGCAAACTTCATAGATAAATAATATGACAGTCCTGAAACCATGCATGGTACAAATCTAAAAGGTGCATCACCTGAGTTAGTATAAGCTCCTGCATCTTGAATTCTTTTTACGTAATAAACATTTAAAAAATTTGATGCAGCAGTTGAATTAGGTAAAGGATAAATAGTTAGTGTAACTTTATCTATAAATCTTTGTACCCAAAATTGAGAAGGTGTTCCATTAGATGCTTTGTTAGCTGTTGCTGAATAAGCATCTCTTGCAACTTTAGTTAAACCTGTGTCTGATTGATTTGTTGTATTATAATTTTGTCTATATGTAACATTTAAAATATCTGAAATACCATAAACGTTAGCAACAGGAACAGTTGTAGCTTGTGGTGGTTCCCCACCTCCAGGTACATCTGTAGAATTTCTGTAAAAAGTATATACACCAGATCCTTCAGCTGTAGCATCAACGTTAGTTGTTGAACCTTGAACTAAATTAACATTGGTATTTCCTACTTCCCAAAAGTGTATTCCTCTATTTCCCCATTCTTGAAAAAGAATGTTTAATGATCTTCGTGCAGTTTTAATTTGATGACCAGCTGTACCTACTAAACCTAAACGTTCGTATGCATCTGCAATAATTTCATCGATTGAAAAGTCCTGGTCAAAACTGTAGGACTGTGAAGTAGTATTCGCCATTGGCTACCCCTAAAAAGTTCCGATTATATAAAAAAAATCTACGTTAGTTAGATCTGCATATATTCCGTCAGAAGCATATATACCAGATGCTGGTATTTTAAATTGCTCTACTTGATTAGCTACTGTACCAAACTTACCATGAAATATTAATTTGCCTGCTGTTTTAGCAGCGCCTACTTCATTATAAAGTTTAATTTCACCATCAGCTGCCGTACACTGTGCAAATATAGATAAAATGTTTGCACTTCCAATATTAGCTGCTGAACCAGCAATTAATTTTTGCACTTGACCATCGGCTGTAAGAACCACAGATTGTCTAACTTTTGATGTTATTGACATATTTAAATCTCCTTAAATTTATGTGGGCCGAAGCCCACACATAATTAATTATTACGCTACTGTTGCACCATTTACTGAAGTTGCAACCCAACCAATAGTACTATTCCAAACTAAAGTAACTGATTCAGCTACTGCATCGAAAGCAATTGTTGTTCCGTTTGCAAATGTAACTGGAGTAACTGTTGCAGTTCCACCACCATCAACAATCATGTTAATGATTTTAACTTGCCCTGAAGTTGTTCCATCAGCTAAAGTTACTGCAGCAGCTCCGCCGGCTGTAGTAAGCTCTGTTATTAAGTTTGTAAGATCCGCAGCTCCTGCACCAGATAATGTTTGCACACCACCTGTAATAGATGCTCCGTAAGTAGCACTAGTTGTAAATGCACCTGTTGTTGCGTTTTTTGTTACTTGTTCAAAACCATTCTCTGATCTGACTGGTCCTGAAAATGTAGTATTTGCCATAATTTTTCTCCTTTTCCTAGTTATGATATATAGTCTCTAGGCCGTCGACTATACGCGTCCATATATCGTTTTAAATTGTATAGTGAATTATTTATATATTAGTTTTTAGTAGAGTGCAAGAGAGCCTTATAAGAAAGTGCGATTTCAGCGATGTAGCTTTGTACTTAAGTAGCTACAGAAACTTGTGGAGCAGCGCCTTCAACGCTATTCTGCCTGTGAGCAATTTGAGCTTCTTCAAGCTTGATCTCAGTAATGACTTGTTTAACTTTGTCATCAATTCTGACCATTTCAAGAGTGTATCTATCATTAGACAGATGCTCCTGTTGCCACTTCAACTCCAAGGACCTTTTTTGTTTGTATAGGTCTTGTATCATCAATAACCTCCTCATAAGTTATTCGATTTATCTCGTTATTATAGTTGTTTCCGAGATATTCCCAGTTTATACTCTTTTCTCCCAATTTGTCAAGGATTGATTCTTCAAGAGAAATAGCATTATCTTCTGCAAAAACATTGAAATTTGCGTAATGATCGTATGCCCATATTTTTACTGTGAATTGTTTCATGGTTTTTCTTTCTATTTACTAAATGTGGCGGAACTATGTTCCGCCACAAAAATGATTATTGCTTACGCACCTTCAACGCCATAGATACCTCTAAAGTCAGAAGCGCCAAAAGCGTATCTTTCTCTAGCTTTGTATCTAACGTTACCAGTATCAAAGTCTCCTTCCATTGAAGTTGTCAATGGAGTTCTTGAGAACATTTTCATACCATTTGGAACGTCCGTGATAATGTAGAATGAATCAGGGTCAGTTAAGAAATTGTTCACTCTGTAACCTTGAGGAATCATTCCCATGCTGTTGATTGCATTGATGTCATTATCAGCAGTTTGAGTTCTACCTTGAGACTTCATAAGTCTTTCAGCATTGAACTGATTCGCAGAAGGAATTATCATTTTAACTCCTTTAGCTGCGATTCTTAAACCTCTTTCATCAGTCATAGCTGCGATATCAATCAAAGCTTGTTCTAATGAAGTTTCGTTTAAGTCTGCTTGCGTAGTTAAAGTGTTTGATACTGTACCCGCGATAGTTGGGTGAGCAGTACTAAACAAGTTTTGTCCATCACCTGTTTGAAAAGCAGTTCCAGCTGCGATTGCTGGTAAACCGTTGTTCAATGGTGCTGCACCTTTAACTTCTTTTGCATTAGACATAGATCTTGCTAGAGCTTTTGTGTATCTAGAAGAAAGTCTGTCATAAAGGTTGTCCTCTATTGCTTCTTCTGTGATAGCGAAAGCTAGCGCGATCGTTTCCATTGTGTATCTAGCAGTATAAGTTTCTTGAGCGTCATCATATGATACTCCAGCACCTTCTGCTTTTACATCTGCGTTAGCGAAACCAGATAACATTACTTCCTCTTCGAAAGCTCTGTCTGATGATTCCGTCGTATAAATCTCAGCATGCTGATTTTCATACCTTTTGTATTCCAGTCCGAACAATGCGTTCAGTCCTGGCTCTAGTTCTTTAACTAGTTGTGCTCTTGATATTGCCATTATGCGCTTACCGATCCTGACCCAAACCACTGTGATAGGTTTGCTACCACTACAACAGTAGCGAAACCTGAAAAGTTAGCTAATGCCGGGTTTGTTTGTGGAGTTGTAATAAGATCCTCGTTCTCAGGATCTTCTGCTACTCTTAGCAGTCTCCATTGGTTAGCAACTGCATTACTTGCAGTACCAACTGTTAGTTGAGAGTTTGATTGACCAGAAATAGTTGAACCAGAACCTGCTGATCCTGCTCCATTTGCTGATACTGTCAAACCTAATGTTTTACCCATTTCAGCTTGTGCAGCTGCTGCGTTAGCACCAAGTCTTGCATCTAATTGCACGTTGTATTGCTGAAAAGGATTATCGATGATAAATGCATCGATATCTTCGCTGTTAGCGGGGGCTGTAGTTCTCGGGAAGTAGCTAGAGAACGTTGGCTTATTAGTAGTTGCATCTGTGTAGAAGCAACCATTAAATACACCAATCGTAGATCTTGTAATAGCATCTTGTCCGTTGATTATATAGCCCGGATTGTCATTAGCACCACCGGCAGTATCATACTGCACAGGTTGTCCTAAATAAATAGACGATCCATATCCACTATCGATTTTGTATTTGTTCTGACCACCAGTAGAAGGTGTTGCACCTAACGTACCAGAAGGGATCAAACCAAAACCTTGAGTGTTTCTATTTGCCATAGTTATTTTCTCCTTATGAACCTGCCGTCGTTAAACGGCCTCCAGTTCGGTTTATATTTTTCGTTGGTGTTTAGAATTTTATTTCTTAGTACCACCGAAGTTTTTGCTTGAACGCTCGAATTTCATCGGCATTCGTTTGTCCTGATCCTTCAGTAAGTCGTTTTCTACAGCTTCGTCTTGACCTTCAGTTTGTCTTTTCTGATAATCAACACGACTTTGCGCGAGTTCTTCCGGTATCCTTGCCAGGAGAAGGCCTCCTACTCCAATGACTCCAGCGTATTTTCCGTCCAGTACAACAGGATAATCTTCAGTGTCGTATTCGTCAGCTCTCACTAACTCATAACCAGATCTCAATCTACCATGAATATTTTTGGTATCATTGAAACCCATTGACTCTGCTCGTATCCATCTGTGCCTGAATCCATCTGGCGCTGTGGGTGCATCTAGAGAAGATGGTGGCTTGTACTCTTTTGGTCTTTCAG